ATCAGAATAAGAATAAAATGATAATCGTCCCATACCATCCGTATCTGCCTGCAACCAGGGATTGATCCAATTCTTCTCATTAATATATGGAAGAATTAGTTCAGCACCGGTGGAATCTTGCGGTGTAAGCCATACTCCAGGCAATTGACTAACTGGAACCAATTCATTCGGTGTTGCCGTTGACTGTAATATATTGCGACGTGGTTCATAACAAACCCGCAGGGCACCGTAGAAAAAAGGTGACGCATTCATAACAAACTTCAAATGCATTTTTGCTCGTATACGACAAAAGTTCTTAATTTTTGGTTGTACACGAGCATCCTGAAAATAGTCAGTCCATGGACGGAAAACCGTAAAAGGATTCGTTACCGTTGATTGAGACCAATCAAATAAATGCAAAGCAACAGGACGTGACAAATAATTACCCAAAGACGCAGTTTCATCGTCATCTTCATCATATGATGGATCGACAAGCGAAACAATATCCACTTTCTCTTTGATCTCTGCATCTTCAAACACCATTTGCTCTTCTTGAACATGATCGTCTAACGGTGCAATTACAGATTCAATGGTAATATCTGCTTGATAAATAATAATTTCTTTCATTAGACAGGAAGTGGCGAAATTGCTACCATCTTCCTCGAATATTTTTGAATATAATAAATTAAATGATTTGTTTGTTCTTTTAAATAAGGGTAAAGGCTGAACGAAGCCCTTCCCATTTTTGTCAAATTTGATGTCCAACCACATCTTCCGTAAATACGGATTTTGGGGATCGCCCAGGTAGGATAACATTGGAATACCCACACTCGCTTATGTGCTGACTACACATTTACGCAGTAACTGTATCCAAACAACTCTCATCTTTCCACACACATGGATCAAGAGTTAAAGACAATTTTCCAGAATTCCATCTCTGGACGTACTCATCCCACGTAAGGATAGTACTTTTTGAACAATACGGTGCCAAGTCACACTCATTGATAACTTCCTTCATTTTCTGAGTGTATAATTCAAACTTTTCTTTGCCATAATGGAAGAATTCGGCACACGCAGACTCAATAATGGCTGCCGCTTGTGCCTGAGGACAAATAAAATCACTAGCAAGTGTAATGTTCAACATTTTCTCAATACTAGCAAAATCCAAAGGACATGCGTAATCACCATTCTCACCAAGAGTTGGCTCCCATCGCCAAGTCCGTTTCAAAAATGAAATTTCATCAATAGTAATAAAAGGAACTGTTTCTGAGGTTTTATCTGCCATGGTATATTCCACACCAATATCAGCAAGATTTTTCTGAACGGAAGTATGATTAAACCAATCAATTTTCTGATGAACTCCCATCATATTATCATCTCCATAAGTCATAAGTGCAACAAATCTTTTAAAATGTCGCAACATTGAATCACGATGGGGAACGGAATTTGCACATTCCAATTTCATAAATTCCTCATAGATGGAATCATTTTTGGTCAATTTCTCAGGACACGATTTGAAAAAACAAAAACGCATATAGATGCAATTCACAATACAATTAATAATCACAGTGAGAACTTGACCAGAGGGATTCGAACCAAAAAGTTCAACCAAATCACCGAAAAAATCAGTCAATGAATATGCGCAATCTTCCGCAATACAAGCAATACGCAATAACAATTCCTCAGAAGCACCAGCCCATTCATAAAAACGCGAAATGAAATGGAAAGCAACAGTAATCAACGTTGCTTCCATATGCTTATCAAACTTACCATAATCGCCTGCAAACATATGATCTTCTCCGAATTTTGTAACATAATCACGCAAAATGCGCCAGTTGCAACTGGAACAGTTGATTCCCGGGGCACCCTCAAAGAGAATGGAATTGCTCTGAAACATACGAACAAATGATAACAGTGTTTTCCGCATCACAAAGGAAAACGGGGCATTGCTAATTGAAAACACTCTCGTCTTTTGTGCTTCAATTTTTGCCCATGGAAGTGCTTCATCCTTCAAACAAGCTGTAAACATAGACATAGATCGTTCACCTTTCTTGTAACATTCAAGAATGCGATCAATTTCTGTATAAATCTCAGGAGTAAAGTCCAAATCATCAGGAGATTCGGAGCGAGCACGAGTAGCGGGTTCCATATGGAAACGTTTTGGACCACGCCATGGGAAGCCAATCGATGTATTTCTCTTCATTTTATCAACAAATTTAACACCTGGTGCACCATTGATAGTGGTCATATCATCATACTCGTGAAGTTCCTGCTTCCATTTTGGATCAAGATCCTCAAGAATTTCATCAGCAAAATAATCAGCACACTTCATCATCAAATCATAATCACTTCTTTGTTCAATATTCAGAATTGGTTCAAGTGCAATACGCTTAGGCTTCCAACCACTCAACACGGGCTTTCCGTGACGAAGGGCAAATCCCTTACGCTGGACACTTTGAGAAATGATAGTTGGTTCGACTTTCGATTTTGCTTGTCGAATAAAACCATTGCTGAAAGAACCATACACATTGGCACTTCCTTGTTCAAAATAACGCAGAGGACTCTTATCATGCAAACTCTGCAATGATAGAGCTTCCTTCATGGGTGTCCCCTTTGATACAATGGTTGATCCGAATCTTGCCACAGCACGATCAATATCATCACGCACAATAGAACATGCATGTGGTCGATTACGCGTCAAAGATTGATGAATTCCAACAATAATAGGTCCAATTTTGGGGAAAATTACGTATGGTGATCCACACTCCCCATCAACAGTTTGACGTCCCGAGATACCAGACCATGCCGATACCTCTGCCAAACCAGGAGGATTGTAGTATTCGTGTTTCACATCATGGAGGGAGACCACATCCAATGAACAATCTTCACTACGAACAAAAATCTTCCCTTCAGCACGAACACCTGCCAAAGAATTTTTGGGAAATAAATCACGCATATCCTTCCCTGGTGGAGTTGCAATATAGAAGAAAACAAGATCCTTCTCTTGCAATCGGAACAAATTGTCTTCATGTAAACACGCCTTGAAATTGGGAGTAACTCCTACCAAATTCGTAACACGCATTTCCATGTCAAATTTCCGGTTATATGCACTAGGTAAACAATGGGAGTTTGCAACATAAATATGTCCTGCAACACAAAAGGCAACAAAACTACTCTTTTTGCGATATTCACCATCATCATAGTGAACAACACAACGAACAATATTGGATTCAATAAGCCGTTGAATTTCACTTGATTCTTTCCCTTTCAGAGAGGAGGTATAATCTCCACAATCAAACCTGCTGAGCATTTGCTCTTCTGTCTTCCAAACATTTTCTTCCTCATCATGTTTGCATACTGGCGCATAGCCCAAGTCTCGATTTGAAATCTTTTCCACACTTGGAACTTCCTTTGATTCCACATTTTGCCAAGAGAATATACCTGTTTTGAAATACGAAACTACTTTATAGATCGCAGATGCACCAGCTAAACAAGCAAGTAAGACAGCCATAACCTTCCCAGATAGTTCAGTGCAAAGCTTTTGACCAATAACACCAACACTTTCAGCAAAATCTTGAGCGTGCAAGGAAAATTCACAATTGGAAATATATTTCCGCATCTTATCCGAAAGATGATGCAGATCAAGCTTCATTCCCATTGCCTTGCACTTTGCAAATGCAATTGCATTTGAAAGACAAAAATCACTTGATGGCGTCAAGGAAAAAGTGCTATGTTGAACCAAAAGTTCTTCCATTGAGGCAACTCTTCTTTCGAAAGCTGAATCATCATCATCATCACACTTCTTGAGATCATCCCGAAGGGAAACAGACATAGGAATTTCATCACCATAATCTTGTAAATCCCA